GTGGCGGAAGATTTAGATTCTGCATTTGGTGATGTGGATTTTTAATTTAAAAAAGGTTTAAGAATATGAAAGTAAAAAAGAGAAATGGTGAATTAGAAGAAATGAGATATGATAAAATCACTAAACGCATTAGTGTTTTGTGTCATGATTTAAATATGGAATATATCGACCCCACTTATGTAACATTAAAAGTAACACAAGGTATATATGACGGTATTTCAACAACTGAATTAGATGTATTAGCCGCTGAGACCGCTGCTTCAATGGTGACTACACACCCTGATTATGCAAAATTGGCAGGTAGATTAGCGGTGTCTAATTTACATAAAACAACTCCTAAAAAATTCTCACAATCAATTAAAGAATTGTTTTCTTTTATTGAACCTAAAACAGGTAAAGAGTCTTCGTTAATTGATGAGAACATTTATAATTTTGTAATGTCCAACAAAGATGTATTAGATGGAGCAATACATCAAGAACGTGATTTGGATTTTGATTATTTCGGTATTAAAACATTAGAACGTTCTTATCTATTAAAAATCGGTAATCGTATCGTTGAAAGACCACAATATCTTTATATGAGAGTTGCTGTTGGTATTTGTAAGGGTGATGTTGAAATGGCGTTACGAATCTATGATGATTTATCACAACATTTTTACACACATGCAACACCGACATTATTCAATGCGGGAACTAAAAGACCACAGATGTCTTCTTGTTTCTTAATTGGTAACAAGGGTGATGATATCGATGGTTTGTTCGATACAATTGCTGACGTTGCAAAGATTTCTAAGTGGGCTGGTGGTATCGGATTACACGTACATGATGTTCGTGCTAAAGGTTCTTATATTAAGGGAACGGGAGGAGAATCTGACGGTTTATTACCAATGATGAAAACATATAATGAAGTTGCTCGTTGGATTAACCAAGGTGGTAAACGTAAAGGTTCTTTTGCAATTTATCTTGAACCATGGCATGCTGACGTTTATGAATTTATTGATTTGAGAAAAAATCATGGTAAGGAAGAAATGAGAGCAAGAGATTTATTCTTGGCAATGTGGACACCTGACTTATTTATGAAACGTGTTGAGGAAGATGGTGATTGGACATTGTTCTCACCTGATGAAGCACCTGGTTTGTCTGATGCATATGATACACCTGAAGAAAAAACATTTACTATGTTGTACGAATCATACGAACAGCAGGGTTTAGGTAGAAAGGTGGTTAAGGCAAGAAAATTAATGGATGCAATTTTAACTGCACAAATTGAAACGGGAACTCCTTACATGTTATACAAGGATGCAGCTAACTATAAATCAAATCAAAAGAACTTAGGTACAATTAAGTCTTCAAACTTATGTACCGAAATTATCGAATACTCATCACCAACAGAACAAGCTGTTTGTAATTTGGCGTCGATTGCATTACCTAAGTATATTGTAGATGGTGAATTTAATCACAAATTATTATACGAATATACCTACCAAGTTGTTAAAAACTTGAACAACGTAATCGATCTTAATTTTTATCCAACTGAAGAAACAAAACGTTCAAATTTCAAACATCGCCCTGTTGGATTGGGTGTTCAGGGTTTAGCGGATGTTTTATGTATGTTACATTTACCATTCGAATCAGAAGACGCAGATACATTACAAACTGACATCTTTGAAACCATTTATTTCGCCGCAATGACATCGTCAAAAGATTTAGCAAAAGAATTTGGGGCATATGAAACTATCGTCGGTTCTCCAATTGAAAAAGGAGTATTCCAATATCAAATGTGGGATAAAGTAGATACCGATTTATCGGGTCGTTGGGATTGGAAATCTTTAAGAAAGGAAATCATCAAATACGGTGTTAGAAATTCATTATTAGTTGCTCCGATGCCGACAGCGTCTACCGCACAAATCTTAGGTAATAATGAGGCATTTGAACCATTTACAACAAACTTATATTCACGTAGAACTTTGAGTGGTGAGTTTATTATGATTAATAAACACTTAGTTAATGACTTACTTAAATTAGGAATGTGGAATGAGGATATTAAAAAGAAACTAATCATGGAAAATGGTTCAGTTCAAAACATTCCTGAAATACCTACAGAGTTAAAAGAAGTCTATAAAACGGTTTGGGAGATGTCTCAAAAAAGAATCTTACAAATGGCGGCAAATAGAAGTGTTTTCATTGACCAATCACAATCATTGAATTTATTCATTGATAATGCAACTAAACCTAAATTATTAGCGGCACATTTATTTGGTTGGAAGTTGGGATTAAAAACAGGTATGTACTACTTAAGAACAAGAGCTGCGGTAGATGCATTAAAAGGATTAGGTGTTGATACATCCACACCAAAAACGGTAGAACAACCAACAGGTCAACAAACTGCAGTGTATCCAACAACACCAACTAATAATCAAATCATTAGTGAAAACACACCTGAGTTAGTTATGACATCGGAAAGACCAACTGACTCACCATTTGAGTGTGAGGGTTGTGGATCATAAAGATAATGGAAGACTCCCTCAAAGTATGACTGTCGTCAAGGCGTACCTTGAGCTTCCAGGTTTTGAGAATACAGGGGGTGAATATCAAAACACTATACTAAATCCAGCTTCGGCTGGATTTTTTATTTATTACCATTTCATAATAGTTTATATTTATTGATATGGCGGTAAAATACGGAATTGATTTTCCATTTAGAGACAGTTTAGAAGGTAGTTATTTAAAAATGACATCAAGTCCCGATAGAGAAGTTAGGGCTAACTTGATACATCTATTATTAACTAAAAGAGGTAGTCGTTATTTTTTACCTGATTTTGGTACAAGACTTTATCAATTCATTTTTGACCAAAATGATATGGTTACATGGAATCTAATTGAAGAGGAAATCAGAGAAACGGTAAAAAAATACATACCAAATTTAGATATAACTAAACTTGATGTGATTTCCGCGGAAGATGACCCCGATAATGTTAGGACATTTTCGACAGATGAGGATGAAAGACTTTTCAGGGTTTCAGATAGTACCAATAAACCGTATACCGCAAAAGTAAAAATAGAATATACAGTTAATAACGGAGCATTTTCGTCTTCAGACTTTATAATATTAAACATTTAAAATGGCAAAAAAGATATCATACGCAACCAGAGATTTTGCGGGATTAAGACAAGAATTAGTAAATTTAACAAAAGAATATTATCCTGACTTGGTAAAAAACACCAATGATGCATCTATATTCTCCGTATTGTTGGATTTAAATGCTGCGGTTGCGGATAACTTACATTTCCATATTGATAGAGTTTGGCAAGAAACTATGTTGGATTTTGCACAACAAAGACAATCGTTATTTCATATTGCTAAAACTTATGGTATAAAAATACCTGGTAATAGACCCTCCGTTTCATTATGTGATTTTTCAATAAATGTACCTGTTAGAGGTGATAAAGAAGATGATAGATATTTGGGTGTAGTAAAGGCAGGTGCTCAAGTTTCAGGAGGAGGTCAAATTTTTGAAACTTTAGAAGATATTGATTTTTCTGACCCATTTAATAGTAGAGGAGAGCCAAACAGACTTAAAATACCTAATTTTGATAATAACAATAAATTAATTTCATACACAATAACTAAAAGAGAACCTGTGGTTAATGGTGTAACAAGAATTTATAGAAGAGTTATATCCGAATTAGACCAAAAACCTTTCTTAAAGATTTATTTACCTGAACAAGATGTGTTAGGTGTAACATCAATTATTCACAAAGAAGGAACATCATTTGGTACAAATCCATCTTCATCTGAGTTTACGAATAATGTAAATAAATGGTATGAAGTTAAAACTTTAATACAAGACAAAGTTTTCATACCAGATTCAACTGCAGCATCAGATTCAGATAATTTTAAGGCGGGAAAATATATTGATGTAAATAATAAGTTTATTACTGAATATACACCCGAAGGTTATTTTTCGGTTACATTTGGTTCGGGAACTGTTAATCCTTTAGATAATTTAGACAATTATATGAATGGGTCGTTAAAAGTTAATTTAGCAACCTACCTTAACAATATGTCATTAGGTTCAGTACCTAAGGCTAATACCACACTGTTTATAAAATATCGAATTGGCGGTGGTAAAGACTCCAATTTAGGGGTTAATGTTATTACGAGTGTAGATGATGTTGAATTTGATATTAATGGTCCAAATGAGAACTTTAATTCACAAGTACAACAGTCTTTACGTGTAACCAATGTTACACCTGCAATTGGTGGTGCTGACCAACCTACAATAGAAGAGTTGAGAAATATGATTGCATATAATTTCTCAGCACAAGATAGAGCGGTGACATTAAATGATTACAAATCTTTAATTGAAACTATGCCGTCAACATACGGAGCACCTGCAAAGGTTAATGTGATGGAAGAGGATAACAAAGTTAAAATTAAACTTTTATCATATGATGAAAATGGTAATTTAACTGATATTGTATCTAACACATTGAAAAACAACATTTTAAATTATCTTTCTGAATATAGAATGATAAATGATTATATTGATATTACAAGTGGTCAAGTTATCGATTTAGGTTTGGAAATTGATTTAATTGTCGATAAAAATGAAAAAACAAGTGATATATTAAAGGCTACAATTCAAAATACTATTGATTTCTTTGCAATTGAAAAACGTAAAATGGGTGACCCTCTATTTGTTGGAGATTTAATTAGAGAAATCGGTACAGTTTCAGGTGTAGTTAACGTAGTAGATGTTAGAGTATTCAATAAAATTGGTGGAAATTACTCAAGTTCAGAAGTTTCACAAACAATTAATAGTACCACAGGACTAATCACTCAAACAGATATGACTATTTTCATGAAATCTAATCAAATTTTCCAAATTAGATTCCCAAATGTGGACATAAAAGTAAGAACTAAAACTTTAGGAACGACTACATATTAAAATGTTTTTTCGTTATAATAGTAGAAAATCTCATGCTTTCTATTTATTATAAGAACAATGCAAAAACATAGAATTTCAACAAATATTGGGAAAGACCAAAGAGTCACAGTTGAGTTAAAACAAGACTATGACTTATTAGAGGTTTTATCATTAAAATTTACCCAACAACAGGCGTATACTTCACTATGTTCTGATTATGGAGTTGTTTGTGGTCGTATTACCGCAAATAACGGATTAGGTATTCCTAACGCAAAAGTGTCCATATTTGTACCTCAAAAGACAACAGATTCAACAGACCCTGTAATTTCTGCATTATACCCTTATACATCTATAAGTGATAAAAACGATGATGGATATCGTTATAATTTATTACCTGCAAGAAAACAACATGGAGGGCACGTACCAACAGGAACTTTTTTTGACCAAGAAGATATATTATCAAGAGAAGAGGTGTTAGAAGTTTATGAAAGTTATTACTCATATACGGTAAAGACAAATAATGCTGGTGACTTTATGATTTGGGGAGTTCCATTAGGTGAACAAACAATTCACGCTGAAGTTGATTTATCTGATATGGGTTGTTTCTCCATTAGACCGTATGACTTTATTAGACAGGGTGTTGATGAAAAGAAGTTTGACAGATTTTATAATTTCAAATCGGACGAAGATTTAGATGGTTTAGAACAAATTGTATCATTTAATAAAAAAATAGAAGTTTTTCCTTTTTGGGGAAATCAGGATTTATGTGAAATAGGTTTATCTAGAGTTGATTTTGATTTATCAGATAAAGGAATTAAAGTCCAACCAATATCTTTAGTTTTAATTTCGTCAGTTACCGATAATGATTCGGATGCGGTAAAGAAAACTGGTGTAATTCGAATGAATACTGGTTATAAATGTAATTTACAAACCAGTGGAGGTAACATAGAGGGAGTTAGATATACAGGTAATAAAGTATACGGTTCAGATGGTATTACATTATATCCTGAATTAGAATATTTCAATCCAGGTGTTATTGAGGATGACGGTACTGCAATGGCAGTTATTCCAATGAATATGGAATATACCTTTACCAATGAATATGGTGAAGAGGAAATTACTAATGACCCAAATAAAGGTGTACCAACAACAACCGTTGCAAGATTTAGAATTGGTTTAGGTGAGGGTAATGGTGATGCAACAAAAGGTACATCTTCTGCTTATTATTTAATTCCACAAATTAGAGAATATAATAAAAATGCTGACGGTTCAAATAATTTAGGTGAATATGATGAAGAATTATTAACAACATATCAATTCTCTAATGTTTTTGAAGATTATTTAAATATAGTTTGGCCTGAAGGTACTACTGGTTCAACAATGTCAACAACTTATCAAAACGATAAGAAGACTTTAATGTTAGGTACAAACAACGGAGGAGTACCCGAAGATGTTTTTTATAAGTTTGTATATGGTAAAGTTTACACACCAACATCTTTCCAAGGTTCACATTATGAAGTTTCTAGTGTAGAAAGTTTTTTTGGTTTATCAAGAAGAGATGCGTTTTTAGGTATTAAACAAATTAGACCAAGTCAAGAAGATGATTGTACCGGTAATGCGAATTACATTCCAACAAACTTCGCATTTAGAAATAGAATTAAATTTAGTTTATTAATTTCTTCAATTGTAACTTTTATACAATTTGTATTTGCAATTATAATTGTTAAGTTTTTTGAATTCATAGGTTCATTTTTATTTTCGGTAGGGCAAGGATTGTTTAACATATATTTTGGATGGCCATTCAATTGGAGACCATTCGCAAGAATAGGTGAACAATTTATGAGTGCCGCCTATAGTATGCAAGATAAAGGTACAAAGGTACTACCATTAACAGTTTATCCCGATTGTGAAGAATGTTCTGAAGATACTACAGCATTTGCAGATTTATCTACAGAATCTGAATATGCTGCAATTGGTGAAATAAAATTGAAAATAATCGGTATTGGACAAGGTGCAAGTCAGGTAATGTTATTACCAATAGCATTTAATGTTAGTACTACTAATGGATCTTCTTGGTTAACATCATATTATCCTGATGCACAAGCAAGAGAATATAGTACAGATTCATCTTCACCATTATATAATAATACATTTCAATTAACAAATTCAACAAAAGAAACACAAAGACAGATTTTAGAATTTCTCCACGGAGCTAAAATAACACCATCTCAAGGGGATATAAATGATAGTAGATTTATTGCCGATGTGTATCCTTTAGTTGATGATACCATTATACCATTTACACCACCGGCACCATTAATTTCCGGAATACCGGCCGATAAGGAAGGTGCAGCATCAATATCTTTCTCAAATTTTATTTTAAATTTTAATAATTCAAATACCGCATTGGGTAATAAAGGTTCATTTAGAGTCGCACAATTTGCACAAGGAGGAAGAGATGATAGTTGGAATGTTTATTCATATGGTAATGGTCCCACAAGATATAGTTCTAAAATTGTGGAATGGACAAATGTTGTTGGTATATGGAGAAACTACATGGAAGTCTTATCTTTTAATCATGAAGAGTGGACAAATTTATGTGGAGTGAACTACTCAGGTTATGAGGGTGGACACAACGGTGCGGGAAATTTTACAGATAGAGGAACTTATGCTATCATGAGAATATATGATAGAACGGTTAGAAAGAAAAACCCAAGTGATCAAGTTAGAACTGAGATTGTAACAGAAGTGGGTTGTCAAAAATATGATAAAGCATATAATGAATCATTATCTTACAAATATCTTTGGGCAACACCAGCAACATCTTACGGTGATTCACATTCACCAATAAATCCTGTTACCGGATACCCAACAGGATTAGTCGAATCTTCAACTGCCGTTGCGGGGTCAACAGTTATGGCGGATATTATTGCAAGTGCCGGTGCTGAAAGAATGCCGTATTTAAAAGTTTGGTCAAAAATTGGTAACAAATACTACGATAGAAAAACTAAATCAGGTTATTCTGAAATACGTGATGGTGTTTTCACAATAATACCTGTAATTCAAGGTGCGTCTAAAAATATTGATTTATTAACAGAATGGTATAAAAGAAAAAGAGTTGGTTTATTTTTCTGCGGAGGTGTAACTAACTTTTCATTCATCGATAACTGGTTAAACGGATTACTATACTTCTTTAAATTTGATTTTGTAATTAAATGGGATAATCAACAAGTTTTAGACTTAAATCAAAGAGGTTCTAAGTTTCCAAGAGAGTTAGTTTTCTATAACGTACTACATAAGAAATTTTATTACAGATCCACACCGTACAACCCAACTAATGGATTTATTGGGCAAAAATATAGTAACTATTTGGAATTGTTACACCCCACAACTTTTTATGATGTGGGAGTACGTGACGAATTTATGTACGAGATTTGTTATGACCCAAGAATTGACCCAACATGTTCTGTTGTTAGAGATTTAACGGTAACAACATATCAAGATCCTGCAAATGTTATTGAACACGCCATCAACTATAGAATGGATATATCTAATGCGAAGTTTGATGTTGGTGATTTTTTCAGTGATTCAAGTTACAATTTTGGACAAGTGTTGGACGGAGACATAACTCAATTAATCTCAATTAATAATGAAGCGGGTATTGAAGCGTTCGATTTAGATACGTCAAAATACTATATGTTTAACGGTGAATTTTTAGACCCTGAAGACCCATTAACAATATCTTATTTTACAGGTGGAACTGGAAATTATGGACCAACACCAATTGACTTTAAATTAGATTTAAATGGTAGGTTTGTTAGGTTATGTTTGAATAATAGACTTGGAGATTATTCACAAAAAGTTCCATTCTTCTTATGGGATAAAAAGGGTGAGGATTTTGGACCATACAATACAAACTCAGACAAACAAAGATGGGATAGAACTAAAATTGCGGTACAAAGAATACAGAGAATTGTATCAATATCGGGTGAAACAGAAACAAATACAAACTATTTGTTCCCTGATGGTGAGGAAGAGTATCTATTATTACCAATGACTAAACAACATGCAACATATTCGTATGATGGTAACTATACAGATATGATGGAAAGATTCGATAGAATCGAAACTACACCACCGACAGATCCTGCGTCAGGTTATACTGAGGGTGATTTATGGTTAGAAGTTTTAACGGGAAATGTTAAATCACCATCAACAGGTAATATCTATATTGTGTCAGGACAAACTTGGTCATCACCAATAAGTTATGTTCACAATAGTAAAGAATTATTTATTTTCGGAACCGCTAAAAATTATAGTGGTAATAAACAAGTACTATCTACAGGTTTACAATTCTATTTTGGAATTAGACCAGGTAGGTCGGCATTTGATAAATTAATAAAATATTACGGTCCTAAAGGAGCGTTCCCACCTGCTGAATAATGGAAGAGAATAAAGAAATATTATTACCAAGTAAAAGGTTTAAAAAGGCGGATGAACAAGATTTAAATTTAAATGTTGGATTAGAATCATCTCAAACGTTGTTACGTATAGGTGATAAAGATGTTATTTTAGATATTGACAAACTTTACGATAAGGAAAGAAACGAAAGTAAGAAATATAAAATTTATGGAAAATTAAAAATGGTTTTCCGTAACATGTACAGTGGTGACACATCATATGATTATTTACAAGAAAGACTTTATTTAAATGGTAAAGGTGATGGTTCGGATAACCCAACGTTAGCGGGATTTTTACCATATGATGAGTTTGCGTTTTTAAGAAGAGATTTAAGAAGACAAATCACAATACCAAGTACTGTTAGTGGTAGTACATTAGGAGATTACTCCCCAAGTTTTACTTACACAGGACCAACAGGACATACCACAGTAACACCAATAACTGCACCTTATCATAATTGGAATCTTTATTTATCCTACGTTTATAGTTCTGACTCTAATTATCAAATGACATATACGTTAACTGGTGGTACTAAAATGTCATTTAAAAGTGGTGATGGTATACCTTTTAGACTTTCCAATACTTTTAACTCCTACTATGAGTTTACATCACCTGTTGAACATGGAATGAGTTCTGGTGAATATATCACAATGTCAGGCACATCATTAACGGGTGCGGTTTCAGGAAGAACATATTATATTGATAGTGTTGGTAATGAAATATATAATTCAGAAAAATATGTGATAAACATATTAAAAAAAGAATTTAAAAATACAACAACAATACCAACATTAATTGTTGGTAAAAGATGTTTAGATAAAAATAATATAACGGGTACCACATCACAATATTATGTACACAAACACAAAATATTAACAAATACTGGCGATTATATTATGGATAATATTGGATTCGAATCACCAATTTGGGAAGAAGAGAAAAAAATATTATTTGAAAATGCTGCGGGTGCTAATGATACTGTTGTTGAAAGAAATAGAATGGAATCTGTTTTATATGATTTTAAAGAACCATTTGTATTGACTGGCATAACAAACAATTTAGGTTACACACCAACGGAAATATATGTGACAACTTTATTTAGAAATGGTAATGGATATTTTGATTACCCACCAAAAGTAGGTTATAAATTTAATTTCCACGATACTTGGATTGATGACCATTTCGATGGAACAACCTCAAAAGAAAATGGAATAACAAGTGGAACTTTCACAAGAGATGGTATAACATTTACAAGTGGTAATACTTTATCTGTTGGTACCATACTATTGGGTGCACATATTGAATATAACGCAAAAGAATTGAAGGAGAGAACAATAAGTGAATGTTATCACAAGTTTAGTAACCCAACAACAATATTCGATTATGAGCAAGATAATGGTACTGTTTTCTCAGGTTCATCCTCAACTAACATGTTTGGTTTATATTATCAACCACATCATAAAGTAAAGTTGAGAGAACTTTCACCATACACTGAAAACGGTAAAACAAAAGATATTTTTAATTTACCGGAAAATACCAAGTACGATTCAGATGAAGGAGTTTGGAGATGGAGAGATTTATATGATCATGGATATGTTGATATTGATGGATATGGTACAAATTTTCCGTTTACAAATGGAATTCATTACGTAAAAAATGATATTAACTTCTATTTAAGAAATGAGAGATTCTACACAAATAAACAAGACGGAATCACCAAATTTAAGAATAAAAAAATAACTGATTGTTAATGAAGATTTTAAGACAGAATACCGATTTAAATCTTGTGTTGAATCAAGAACTTGACTTCCAAATGAATTTAGGATGGCAAGAGAATATGCAACAATTTGAAGATGAGGTATTACAAGATATTATAAATCCAATTGACAATTATGAAACCGTAAGATATATTCACAAACCAACTAACAGTGATGAATCTGATATATGGTTTTATTTTTATTTCTCAAATAATGGAAATTATTATTTTGGTTTAGATTACAGCGTTCCACAAATTGATATTACACCAAAAGAGAATGCAAAAATGTTAAGACAATCTACAGAAAGTTTCTTTAGATTGGAGTTTTATAAAACACCTAATCAACTAGATGTTAATGGTAACGTGACGGGTTATACCGCACCTACAAGACAAAATAGAAAATTGGTTTTTACTAAAAATCTAACATTACCATTGGGTGAAAAATATTTCTACACACCATTACAAGAAAATATACATGTACCTGTTTTTCACGGATCAAACTACACCAATAAAGAAAATATGTATATTTTTTGGTTTCAAGATGAAAGTGTTTTAGCTGAAACAAATTTTAGTGGAACAACAACGGGAAATACATTTTTCATGACCGCCAAGTTTTTTAATGCGAAAGATGGTCAAATTACAGATTTTTACAATGATGTGTACTCAACTTCTCATGAAGTAAAGGAGTACGAAGATATGTATTTTCAAGTTGATATTGATAAAAGAGATTATTCTTATAAGATTTATAAATTTAACGGAGTTAAAGGAGATGAAGTTGGAACATCGTCATCACCAATTAAATTTTATGAGAGCGGTGGAGGAATTAATACATCACCAATAACACCAACCCCAACTGTATCAGTCACACCAACTCCAACTCCGACGATTGGTTTAACGCCATCACCTACACCTACACCATCAGTAACTCCGGCAACGCCTACGTTAACATATTATTGGTATGAATTGACAAGATGTGATGATAATAGTATAAGTTATAGTAATTCTTACGTATCAGGTACGTGGAATACAGGTGAAAGAGTTTACTCATCTGACCCTAACATAACATATGTTATATCAGGTTCAATCGAAACAACTCAAACCGACCCAAGTCCTGGTGATCACTTAACCATTACAAGATCAACCACAGTAATAAATGGTGAAACGATTGGTTTATATGGTTGTGATTATGTTGCACCACCAACATATAGAACTGTTAAATTATTCGCTTGGACAAAATCAAATGAAAGTCCATTCCTCACAACAATACAAACGGATTTATGTGGTAAATATCCATACCAATTCCCATCTGATTATGTAGGTACCGGAGCATTATGGTTAAATGAAACAAGTGTAACACCATATACAACATACACAGTATGGGATGCAAATATTGGTGGACAAGCGTATAATGGACAATTTAAATGGTATGGTATATTACTTCCTGGTGAATCTACTGTAAGATTTATAGTATATATAGATGGTTCAGGTACATTACAAGATTGGACCGCATGTTAATAATTAATAAATGAAAAGAATAAAACACTCATTAAAGAGACAATACATACCACAAATTAAACTGGTTTCATTAACCGGAAGGACTTGGTATGACTCTAATGAAGAACTTATATCTTGGACAGGAAATACAGGTAACGCATACATCGGACCATCAACTGGTGATACAATATACAATATTAGTGGAGGTACGGTAACAAGTGGTTATTATAGATGGGGAACACCAACCGCGGATACTTGGAATCAAATTACGGGTACGACTGATCAAATCAAATCTGAAATTTATGATGATTATAGAATACCATTATTTTTAGACTCAAAAGTTGATGAATATGGACCAATGGTTGGTTTCGATAAAAATATTACAAATGAGAGTCAAACAGTTTCGATTAACTTTAATTACTCTGTTAATTGTAATGTTGTTGAGATTACCGGTACAACAAATGCAACTTCAACAAGATTATTTGATGAACTACAATTTACAATACATTGGGGAGATAATACAACGAGTGCAATTTCAGTAAATGGTATTGCAACTAAAGCATATTCCACAAACGGTAATAAGGACATTAAAATCAGTTTAAATGAACCTTGGTTTACACAAGAAGTAATTAAGGCGGTTGCGGTTGATTGTGTTGAAAATTTAACACCTACACCAACTATGACAGTAACACCAACTGTAACACCTACAGTTTCAATATCTGCGTCACCTACACCTACTTCAAGTATTACTCCAAGTATTACTCCAAGTGTTACACAAACAAAAACACCAACCGCAACACCTACAGTTACTCCAACACAAACGGTCACACCTTCGGTTACTCCAACAATGACCGTAACACCGTCAGTGACTCCAAGTATTACGCCAACAATGACACCAAGTCAAACGGCAATAAGTTCAAATATTACATTGGAAGTTTATGATGAGGTGGAAAGTCCTGATGATGATAGTACATTTACGTTAAGATTGTTAACGTCTGATGTTGTGTTTAAAACATGGACTTCAGGATCAACATCACCGTCAACCACAACACCTTATTTACAATTTACTGGTGATTATGATTTATCTACATATATTACAAGTGGAGAATTAATATTCTTAGCAAAGTGGGAAACAAATTCACTTTATTGGAGACATAGAATAAAAATTACAAATAGAGTAACAAATACTGTAGTAACAGATACCTATGTTGTTGGAACTAACCCATTAGAAATCACACAAGAAATGTTCTTTGGTGATGATTATTTAGTTCAAGCATATATTGAATATGTTCCAACACCCACACCGACATCAACGGTAACACCAACTGTTACACCAACAGCAACAGAAACACCAACAGCAACTCCAACATCTACGGTTACACCAACAGCAACGGTTACACCGACAGAAACTCCAACACAAACACCAACTCAAACTGTCACACCAACGGTTACAGAGACCCCTACGCAAACGCCAACAGAAACTCCTACGCCAACGGTGACAGAGACTCCTACGCAAACGCCTACGGAGACTCCAACACCTACCGTTACGCAAACGCCAACCGAGACTCCGACGAATACACCAACGCCAACACAAACTGTTACACCAACGGTGACAGAGACTCCTACGCAAACGCCAACCGAGACTCCTACGGAGACACCTACACCAACGGTTACTGCAACTCAAACTCAAACACCAACGCCTACGGAGACACCTACACCAACGGTGACAGAAACTCCTACGCAAACGCCAACAAATACAGTCACACCAACTGAGACACCTGCAGAGACTCC